TGCGGTTGGGAGAAATATAGCCGTTTCCCAACTGTTCGGCTCTATGTAAATTAGCGATGAACGAATGTGACTCAACAGGTATCTCTTTATACACGGTTCAATCATCTTGTATCGACGCGACCTGGACAATAAGTCATATGACAAATTAAACTTGGTTGAGTCATTGTATTTATCGTTATTGACGAAATCCATCAGCCTATCCAATAACGCTAATCTGCTGTATGGATCCAAGTAATGCAAGTTCAAACCTAAAAACCCATCGGAATACATCTCCATAGGAATAACCAACGGGAACTTATCGTAAACTGGTAGAACATCTTTATATTTTGGGTCGTAATGGTACATGTACATACGACCTATAAAGGCTCTAGGAGAGATTCTGGAAGCGTCGTTTAGGACATTGGAGCGATCTGAAGGAATACGGAGCTGACTGATTTTCCCGCCCAGCCATGCTCTGGCTGCGTTTGTTCTTGGGCGAATCCCAGCGGCATTCATTTCCTTGCTAATTTTTGTAAATAGTGACATTATATACCCAAGTCTTTTTCGGTTATAACCTTAAACTTCCAATTTCGATCTTTACAGTATTCTACTGCTGCGTTCCATTTGGCTTCGTTTACACCCCAAGTTGCAACCTCACGAATGTATTGCTTGGTAACTCGGCTTCGTTTTTGCGGCGGCTGGGCTTGCATCAGCGGTTTGACCTCAAGAATCATAGCCTCTGTCAGCCCACTTTTATTGCGCATTCTAACGAAAAAGTCTGGGAAGTATCGGTGCATTTTGTTGTCAATCGGCGATAAATAAGGTATGACGATTTCTTCATTCGACCACTCAATTACATTCGAGTTACCGTCCAGGTGCACCATAACTCGGCGTTCCCAGAGCGATCTGTACCAGATGTTCGTGGGATCACCTAAATATTTATTGAAGTTTTTAGGACTAAATTTACCACTGTAAGCCATCTAGTATTTATAGGAAAGCAATTATGGGTTGGATAGAACGATTTTTAAATAGTGCTCCATCCATAGGAAGCGCTGTCGCTCCAGGATTGCGCGGTGCAGGCGCAGGAAACGCAAATTTATTTGAAGATAATGATCGTCGTGGTCCTAATCCTGCTGCAGCTAATAGAACACAAACTTCAACTAACCCACCAACCAAACCGTCAGTCACAACCAATCAAACCCAAACACCTCAAACTCCTACAAGCGCAACTGCAACAACACCTCAAAAGTATGTATTCCCATTAGACATTGAATCAAAACCGATTCCATATGTGCTAATAAAGATTTATGAAACACAAACAGGTTCAGATATTTCCGCAAATGATGAAACCACGCAATCATTTAGAACTGGTAGCGAAGCAGCTGGAAATTTTGTTGCTGAAAATGCAACAGGAGCTGCAGCAGCAGTTGGTGGTGCATACGGTGCATTTTATGGTGGATTATTTGGTGCCTTGCAAGGCGGAAGAAATGCTATTTTTAGATTTGCTGGAGCAGGAGCTGCTGCGGGAGCCGTCACTGGTGCAGCAGCTACAGAATTAGGTCCTGATGTTGCTACTGCAGTAATAGATAGAATAGGTGAAATTACTAATGTGCAAGATACAACTGATAGAGCAAAAAAATTAATCCGAGGGTTTGCGCTAAAAAGAAATAAAGGTGATGTCGCTGCCTATCTGGCGATGTTAATGCCAGAAACTTTAGCAATTTCTCAACAAAATGACTATGGTGAGATTTCATTTACACAAGCATCTGGCGGATTAGGGCAACTTGCTCAGGCTGTCAGTTCAATTAAAGGTGACACTACTCGCGCAGATCCATTTATCGCGGAGGCTGCAGGTCGATTAGCAGAAAATTTCATCAGTGAAGATTTTGCAAAAATTGGATTTTTTGCTACAACAGGAATGTCGATTAATCCGCAATTAGAATTAATTTATAATGCTCCTCAGCTTAGAGAGTTTAATTTGGATTTTAGGTTTGTTCCACGAAACCCAAACGAAGCAAAAGCAATTAAAACTATAATTAGCGCCATAAGATATTATGGTGCTCCTAGAATTACCGCAGGTACAGGTGGAAGATATTTAATTCCACCAGCACAATTTGAACTTGAGTTTTATCACACATTTGAAGAAGCAAATCAATTTTTATTTAAAACAAAAAAGTGCGTTTTAGAGGACATTTCTATCGATTACACTGGAGGTGGGTCGTTTGCAACTTTTGAAGATGGTGCACCTGTTGAAACACGAATGAGTGTAAGATTTAAAGAAACTCAAATCATAGACAGAGAAGCGATAAACCAAGGGTTCTAAAATGTATTTTAGTCAATTTCCAAAAATTAGTTATGCGTTTAATTTATCTCAAGGAAACCTTGAGGCTGTCACTAATATTTTTGCACGATTTAACATTAAAGACAGCGTGCTAACAAATGCACTAGCATTTTATGAATATCAAGTCGAAGACACCGACACACCTGAACTAATTTCTTATAAACAGTATGGCAGTTCGCAATATCACTGGGTTATCTTACTAGTTAACAAAATTAATGATCCATTGTTCGAACTTCCATTGTCGCGTGATACATTAGAAAGAAAAATAGTAAAGCAATATGGTTATTCTTCTATTTCTAATGCGTACTCTACAATTCATCACTATGAGTTAGAAGTTAAAAAAACATTAGCAGAGGTTGGTGGTCCGACGGTAGAAACAACAAATACTAGCATCATAACTCTAGAGCAATACAGCTATACTTCGAACACGCTTCAGATTAAAAGTTTAGGCGCTGCTAATTCTGAAACTAAAACAGTAACTTTTTATGCAAATAATTCTAATTCTAATACATCAGCGGTGGCAACCTTAACCATGACGTCGACATACAATCCTGTTTATGTCTATAATTATGAAGACAATATCAATGAATCGAGAAGACAAATCAAAATACTCAAACCTGAGTATATCCAATCTTTGGTACTAGAATTAGAGTCTGTTCTAAATGCTTAACAGTACCATCAATTCTAATCGTGATGTTGAAATCCTAGAACTAAAGTTAGTTAGTTCTAACGGCAGGGTTGCAGATTTAAAAAATGTGTTTAATGCTATCAATATCTATGAGGATATTTTTCAGCCAGTAATTACAGGAACCATTTCCATACGAGATGGAATTAACATTCTTGCAGATTACGCAATTCACGGAAATGAGTATTTGTATATTACATTTGGGCGACCAAGCGAAAGATTAAAAAATCAACGATACACAAAAAGTTTTAGAATATACAAAATAAGCGATAGACAAAAAGCAGAACAAAGCCAAGTTCAAAATTATGTATTGCATTTTTGTTCTGAAGAACTAGTGTTTTCTAATCAACAATCTATTTCTAGAGCATATAACGGTGGTAACACACTAGATTATGTTGCTAATATTTGTTTGTATGATTTACAAGTGCCATTTAATAAATTAGTAGATTTTAGTAGATCAGCTGGACCAACTGAATTTGTTTTAACAAGAAAAAAACCATTAGATGCAATAGACTATTTTGTTAAAAACTCTTATAGTGATTCTCGTTCTCCATTTTTGTTTTTTGAAAACAAAGAAGGATTTAATTTTCTTTCGCTAGAAGCATTGTACAAGAAAAATGTTATAACAACCATAAATTATTCAACAGCAAAATATTCTGCAAACAGTGAGATTGCTCCGTTTGTAAACTCAACAGATATCAATACACTCAAGTTTAATCAAAATTTTGATGTTGCTAAAGCAACTCGAGAAGGATTGTACAGCTCTAAGTTATACACACTAGATTTAATACGACAAAAATATGTTAAAAATGAAGTTTCTTTGCTAAACAGTCAAACTGCAGAAATTATGATTGATGGATTTTTCCCATTCAATGATGCTAGAAATAGAAGAGAAAAAGCATTATACGAAGAATTTGATTCTAAGATTCGATATTGGTTGACGAATAAAGGTAATACAAACTTACCATATTTTATAAGTAAAAATGTTAAGACAGATGAAAACCATGTTGAAGAAATTTTAGCGCAGCGCGAGATGCAAATAGAAATCATAAATAATACTGAACTACACTGTGTGGTTCCAGGTAATCCACACTATAGTGCTGGCTATACAGTAAATGTTAACATTCCAGCATTTACTAGAAATTTACAAAACGAACAAGTAAAAGATCCATACTATTCAGGAAAATATCTAATTACTGCAGTTAGACATGTAATTGTTCCTGGATCACTACAAACTATTTTAGAATTATCTAAAAATTCTTTGGGAGCACCATTAGATTTATCTGCTGGTGGAGAATATAAAAAGGCTCAAAAGTTATAAAATGAATAAAGATTTTCTAGGTTTAAACAACTTTGTTTGGTGGTTTGGTGTGGTCGAAGATCGATTGGACCCACTAGAACTTGGTCGTTGCCGAGTGCGATGTTTTGGCTGGCACAATGAAAGCCCCAATCAAATACCAGTAGATAAATTGCCATGGGCGCACCCAATAGTTCCTTATGGTCTTAAAAGCGTTCAACCGCCAACCGAAGGAACAATGGTATTTGGGTTTTTCGCTGATGGTGAAGATGGGTTATATCCAATTATTATGGGAACTGTTCCTGGAATTCCTGACGAGATTCGTGAAAATACTGCTGGGTTCACTGACCCATTAAGTGCTGCAGATAAACGCAATGCTGCTATGCCTCGTAAAATAAACACTGGCGCGTCGCAGCTCGGTAAAGATACAAAGGGAATAAGGATCGCAGACGAGGATCCTTCAAGATATCCAAAATATCTAAACGAACCTACAATATCAAGGCTTGCAAGACCAGTTCGCGGCGAGAAAGATGGTAAGTTTGATGGCGTTACAAATGAATCTATCGCCAATACAACCATAGATATACAACGAAAGATGAGAGTCACAGGCATTCCTACAGCCGCTGCTAGTCAGTGGGACGAAGCCTATCCAAGTTATGCTGCTAAATTCCCATACAACAATGTTACAGAAACCGAGTCTGGGCATGCGTTTGAGTTAGACGATACCTTTGGCTTTGAGCGTGTGCAACTTTCGCATAGAACAGGAAGCACTCTAGAATTTGCAAATACAGGCGCTACGAAGATAAAATCTACTTCTAGTCGCCAAGATATTACTATGGGTGACCAAAGAACTTATGTAAATGGCGACAAGTATGAAACTATAGACGGCGATTATTATCTGCAAATTGGCGGCAAACTCCGTATTCTTGCTAAATCAGTTGAGATTGTTTCAGGGTCTGGCACTGCTATTTCTGCGCCGCAGGGTGTATCGATAGCAGGTGGACAATCTGTATCAATAACTGGATTATCTGCTAGTATGTCTGGTGTATTAACTACCGTGAGTGGTGTAAAAGCTGAAGTTTCTGGATTGATGTCGGCAGCTGTTAACGGTGGTGTCGTTCGTTTGCAAGGACAAGGTGGTGTTGTAACAGAGGGACCATTAATTCAAGAAACAGCATTGTTTATAAACAGACAGGGAATAGAAAGTATAAACTCTTGCATACCTAATCCATTTCCAGAACCTTCACCTGTCGCGGATTTAAGCAATGCTGACAGCATTTCCAAGCTTAATTTGGGTTGACCGATAAGCGGACCAATATAATTTAGGTAAGAAAGACTTATGGGATCAGGAATCGCAATTTTACAACGACAGCAAGAAATAAAGACTGAAATGTCTGGAGATAATTTTGCTGCGAATGGCGTGTATGGGTTTAGCGCAGATGTCGCTCCATATGTTCCATCGTCTGCACCATTATCAAGCAGCGATACATTCTCACCGAAGGCGCAAGATGAGTTGATAAACCCATCGCCTAGCATTGTAAATATTGTCAAAGGTCAAGATAACTCAGTCTTTTTACCGAAAACGACTGGAACAGATGTTTCTGTGACTTTTGAAAATGGTCGACCAAATGTTTCTTTGAGTTTACCGAGTACTTCATATGAAGAAATCACCAATCTGTTCATACAGGCAATTTTAAAGGGTGAAAGACCACAGCTTCCACCTAATATTAGAACTACTATCTCGATTACTCCACCAAAAGATTCGAGTGGAGACAGAGGATCTGCAGCCAATGTGGCATCTCCATTAAGTAATGCTACACCAAATACTACTACAACGCTTACAGAACAAACAAAAATTCAACTTTAAAATCGAACTAAATATGTGTATAGAATCTAGTGCAATTTATATGATGCAGATGATTGACGCGAAAAGAGTCAGTTTGATATCGCTTTCAAAAGAAGAAAAATCTTTTTTGATTTCAAACAATCTGCAAGAAAAAATTGACGCTCACGAGGCATATATTGCTGCAATGATGCGATTAAAAGATATTGAGGATTCGTGTAGAAAACAGTACGGTGACGATATTATTAACAAATTAATTAGAGGTATGCCGCTTTCATAAGTTTAAGTAAAATCATTAAAGTTATCCTCTGTCTTATCGGAGGGCTACCATTACTGCAGACATTAGCCTT